TCAAGAACGTCCGCACAATGGCGCCGGCGTTGCGGTTGGTCGTGGCCAGGATGCCGTCGTTGTAGTTGAGCGTCTTTGTCCCGCGGATGTTCTTGATGATCTGGAAGTTGGTCTGGCCCTCGAAGAAGCCCTGCCGGATAGCGCCCGTGAGACGCTGCCGCTCGGTGGCGGTGAAACCATCAATGAACGACTTCAACAGCTTCCCGCCATCCACGCCGCGCACACTGAGCGGATTGGAAAGGATCGCCGTTCTGATCGCTGCAGCGCCTGGGACAGCAGCCTCAAAGGACACACCCACCGGCGCCGCCCGGGTCAGGCTGGTAGCCTCGAACTGCGCCTCATAGTTGGCGATGTCGACCAGGTCCAGGTTCAGCTTCTCGCTGTACCGGTCAAAGATGCCCAGCAGCAGACTGTCGACTTCCTGCAGCAGCACCTCAAGGCGCCGAGCGGTGTACTCAGTGAGGTCCGCGCGGGCCAGGCGGTCGCGGATCGACCTGTCGATCTCCTTGAGGAAGGGGCCGAACTTCTCGACCTCTCCCGACTTCAGCTGCTCGAGGAAGACAGCGTGCCGGATAGTGGCATCAAGGATCGCTTGGTTTGCCGCCATCACCAGCCCCTCCGGTCAGGTCATCCAGTTGCGGGCCCGCGTCAGCGGTCTGCAGTTCATCCCGGATCTCGTCGTCGGTCTTCTCCGGATCGATGACGCCGCGGTCGCGCAGGTATTGCCAGAAGTCAGCCTCAGGCAGCCGGCCACCCTGCACAGCGTTGAACAAGGCAGAAAGGATCGCAGGGTCGAGGCTGATCTGCGTGAAGTCCTGGTTCAGCTTGTAGAGCGATTCACCGGCGACGTTCAGGAACTCGCCCATCCACTCCAGGCACTGCGAATAGGCCTCGCTGACGTTGCTCACGATCAAGGACAGCACGCTGTGCTCGGCGGCGCTGTCGTTGTCGGCCTGGGTGGCCGTCTTCACTGCGCTACCACGCTCGATCAACCTGGCGCCGAGGGCGATCAACTGATCCTCCTTGGCGTCCATGGCTTCCTTGATCATGGTGTTGGCCTGGGCCTGGAGAATGCCGGCAGTTCCGTTCTGAGGCAGAGGCAGAATGGCCCGGGAACCGAAGTAGATCCCCTTCTCTTCCAGCATCTTCACCCACTGCTCATCAAGGCCGGCCATGTACACCTGTGGCTGGCCCATCAGGTAAGCCGCGTCCTCGTAGTCAGCGCTGTTGCGGTAATGCCCGATGTTTATCTCGGCCATGTCGTACAGCGGGGAGTCGTCGATGCTCGCGTCGTTGTTCTCGCTTCCCAGGAACTGGAAAGGGATCACCCTCCACCGCTGGCCTGCGCCGTTCAACGGGGTGAAAGGGGCTATGACCATGGAGGTCTGACCAGAGCCCTCCTCCCACACCTCCTGGGTGTAGTTTCCATCCGCATCCAGACGTAGCACGCGATACTGGGTTACCTGCTTGCTGCCGAAGCCATCATCAGTGTCGACATCGACCTTCTCCTCCAGCACCACCAGGCTCAGCAGGTGCTGGCCACCTACCTTGCGAGTCTTCCAGTTCTTGATCGCTTCCGTTGGGTAGCTGCTGATCGTCGAACGGACACGGCCAGACGCCATATCGGCAACACTCACGGCCTGACCATCAACTTGCGGGTAATCCACCAACAGCCCGTGACGCCCTACCTCAAGCAGGTGCCCAATCACCGACTGGGACTGCTGGTAGATGCTGACGCCCTGGCCGTCGACATCCTTGGCCACGTAGTCGAGCGCGCCCGGGACCGTCAGCGTCGGCCAAGTACGAAATACAGCACCCACTAGGCTGTGCTTGGTCCGGCCGGTGGCGTTGTAGAACACCGCACGTTGCTTGTAGCCGTCGTAGCGCTCCCGGTTCTCCCTGCTCTTATCATGAGCATTAGGCCGCGGCAAATATCGCTCGCCGGCGGCCTTGATAGTTTCTGAGCCCTTGCAGACGTCGCGCACCAAGCGCCAGCGGTTTCTCGCCGCGTCGTACTCGGGGCGGGTGAAGGTGACGTCTGTCATCGGGCAAATCCCATATTCAGCGAGGTGACCGGTTTCACGATCGGGAACTCTTTGTGGATGAAGTAGCCGCCGGCGTCGTTGGCGTGGTCGTTTCCTTGTGACTTATCGGGCTCACCATTGGGCGCCCATACCTGCTGTTCCAGGCCGTCAGCGTAAGTCGGGCAGGTAAACGGGTTCACCAGGTAACGCCGCTCGCCCTGGGCATTGCAGAACATGGCGTTCATGGCGTTGATACGGTCCTTGACTGGCGGGTTGGCTGCCAGCGCAATGACAGAGAAACCAGCCTGCTTGAGCATGGCGATGTCCGTCATGCTGGCATTGACCGACTTGCGCGAGTCGCCCGAAGCGTCCGGGTAGATCCTGATCTCGCACGTCTTCTTGAAGTCGTTGCCGTCGTGCTGCCAGTAGCGCTCCTTGATGCGGCGGATCATGTCCGGCGTGTCGTAGCCATCGATCAGCTCATCGACCGCCCTGGGCAGTCCCTGGTCGCGTTTGACGTGCGTGATCGCGGCCATCTTGCCAACGTTGAAGTCCATCCCGATAAACAGCGGCTCGCCAGCCTGCACAGTGTCAAAGCACTGGTTCAGCTTCCGGTCGTAGGCGTGGTAGATCGATCCGGACGTCAGGTTGACGAACTGGCCGTTCAGGTAGGCCCTGATCAGTTGCTCGGGGTACGACTCCATCAGCGACGGGATGTAGTCGTCGGGCAGGTTCAGCTCGTTGTCGAATGTGCTGGCCTGGACCAGGCCATACATCTCCTTGAGCGCCGGCTTGTCGCGCAGTTGCTTCACGAACTGCTGGAAGACGAACTTGAAGCCCTCCGGCGTCGTGGTGACGTCTACCCCGTTCTTCAGGCCCGGCAGGTTGTAACGCATCCGGGCAATGATCTTGCGCCATGCCTGCTGCGCCTTGATCGACGTCAGCACGTCCAGTTCATCCACCAGGGCGTGGCCGATCTTGAAGCCGACGATGGTCTGTGGCTTCTCCATCGACCGGCAGATCACTGTGCCGCGACATTGCCGGCCGCTGTAGATATGAACCTCATGGTTCGCCTGGTTGATCTTGGTCTTCAACCCCCAGTCATAGGCCACCTCATCCATGGTCGGATAGAAGATGTCCCGGATCTGCGGATAGGTTGGCGCGAAGTAGCCAGCGTTGACGCCAGGCCACTCCATGAAGTGCTTGCTCAGCGCGGAGCAGCCTACCCAGGTCTTCCCGGATCCAAAGCCAGCAACGAAAGCGCGGAACTTGTGGGGCAGCGTGAGGAACTGAGCCTGGGGTATGTTAAGGCTCGGCATTCGGCTTCCTCGCGTCCACCACGTCGACCTGGATGCGAGTCGGGATCAGCGGCTCGTCGTCCGGCTCTTCCTTGCGGGCCCGGTTGACGTACATATCCCCGCACTCCTTGGCGGCCTGCTCGTAAAGCTGGGCGGTCAGGGCCAGGTTGCGCATGCTCTCGGCCTTTTCGGCCATCCGGGCGAGGCCGCGGAGGCGGAACGCGCGGTTGGCGATCGGGATGTCGGCTGTCTCTTCGCGGAATCGCTTGCGGGTGTCGTGAAAGAGGGTCTGCCACTTCTTGGCCAGATCACGCCCGGCGCGCTTTGTCGGATCGTGTGCCTCGCACTGCTGGCGGGTCAGCTCAAGGCCGAATTCTTCTCGGACAGCTGTTGCAACTTGCGACGGAGTATCGAAGCACGCCAAGGCCTGAACGATGAAGCTCTTCACCTCGTTGTTCAGGGCTGCCATAGGGTAATTTCCGTCTTAGGTCTGTCTGGGGTCAGGCCGACTTGAGCAGACAGGTTCCGCAGGCCCTCGATATGTTCAATTTCCCCACCTCAGCAGGATTGTTTGCAGCGTCGACCAGGGCCTGAACGTCAGGGCTCGCACCGTAGCGGCGGACCACACCGACGAACTCTTCGACGTCATGGCCGCGGAGCTTCAGCTTGGGCGCGCCTTCCTGGGTGAAAGCTGGCTGACCGTACTTATCGGTCGCCTGGGCCAGGTGATACAACTCGTGCTCAATGAGAGCGCAGAACTCAAGGTCGCTGCACCGGGCGCAGTAGTCGGCAGCCAAGGTGATGATGAAGGCCGGCACGTCGCCGAACCAATCACGCATCTGTTGCTCCATTCGGGCCTTCTGCCAACCACCAGCGCGGAACGCTACTTGCTCGGCCTGGCCCAGGACTCTGCGGCCCTGCTTCTCGAAGCTTGAAGATGCCCACATGACCCGGATGTCT